CCTTTTACTTTTCTATTAATTGTGTATTCTAATGTTTTCATATTATGTTTGTTTCTTTATGCTAATATAAAGCTTATTTTACATACTAACCTAATATATATTAAATTATTTTTACTTTTTATTATTTTATTTCTGTTAAATTTTTTAATTTTTTATAATATATAGTATTTACCTGAATGATTAATAGCTAATTTATTTAAGCATAGATAACGGACTGCATCAATTAAATGATCGTTTATTTTAACTGGTGTATTAAGTACATCACCATTTTTATCTGTAGCCCATTTATAAGTTCTAAATTCCTTAATTGCGTTAGAGCTGTCCTTAGTTATGTTTAGTTTGTATCTTCGCATTATATCAATACCTAAGTGTATTCCTGCGCCTTTCTTAGCAGGTTTTATATTAAATCCTTGTCTATATATTTCTTCTATTGTTTTTGGCTCTGCTGAATCGCCTATTATTTCTGCTTGTCTGCTTACTCCTAATTCTCGCATCTTATTAGCTAAGTCAGTATTTGTTAATCTCTTTTCGTATAATAGCTCTTTAATGTATAAGCTGTCGTCTAATTGATAAACTGCGCATAATGCACTAGGGCTATTAGTAAAGCCAAAGTCTAAACCATAGCCAATTAAAGAACCTTGTACATCATCAACTAAATTAAATTGTCTAAATATTTGCGTTGACATTGAACCTATTTCACCAAGTCCATATACACGCCAATAGTCAGGGTCTAATTCTTTTAGTCTTTCTATTTCAGCTATTGTATCATTATCTAAAAATGGGTTAGCTAAATATGTTGATTTGATAAATGTACAATCATCTCTTGTTATAACTTTTTCGTATATCCAACTATATGGATCAGATGGATTGTAGTCTAAGTATATTTGTTCTGTGCATCTTAAAGTTAATTGTATCCACGTTTCAAAGTCTAATTCATTTGCTTCATTAAGCCACAAGTAATTACGTTTACGACCTCTTATTTTTTGGGGTTGGTCAACGCTTATAAATTCAATTAAATTGCCATTTAGACTATATGATAGTTCAGACTTATTATGGTATTCTTCGCTATATATTTCAAGCTCTTTTAAGATATTAATTACATCTCGGTATGCAGTACCTTTTAAAGCTGGTAGTGTTTTTCTAACTATTGTAAATACTTTGCCTGTTTCTTGTAATGCTTTTATTATAAACAACTGACAAAGCGAATAGGTCTTAGAACTCCTTGTACCCCCTTGTAAGCAAGTAATTCTGCTATTAGACCTATACGCCTTATTAAAGACATTTGTTGTTTTAATCCTTGCCAGTGTCAATTACTTCAATTTTAATGTCGGTTATTGCTTTGCCGTTAGTAGTTACATCTACTTCTGACCTTTCAGTATATCCACGCTTTTTAGCTTTAGATTTTAAATAGAAGATAATACTTGTTTCTTTGCCCTTAGATATATTCTTAATTAATTGCCCTTCTACATAATCTATTTGACTTTCTTTTATTTCTTCTACTGCTTCAGCAAATTCTTTATCTTCTCGCATATAACGATAATATGTACTTCTACTAATATTTCCTGCTTTTTTACAAGCGTGATATATTAAGCCTTGCGTTTCTTTTAATGCTTCTAATAATTTCTCTTTTTTATTCTGTGCCATTTGTATTATTTAATCTATTATAATTTAGTTGCTTTTTGTCCAGTAAACTGTTCCCATCTTTCTATAATTACATCACAGTATTTAGTATCTAATTCCATACCATAACATATCCTGTTAGTCTTTTCACAAGCTATTAATGTTGAACCACTACCAAGAAATAAATCCAATACTATGTTATTTTTAATACTCGTATTTTTTATTGCTATTTCTGAAAGTTCAACGGGCTTTTGTGTGGGGTGTTTATAACTACTGTTGCTATCTTTTCCAATTTCCCAAACACTTCCAAGTCTTTTTCCTGTTATTTCATTATCTCTATTGTATACAAGTGCTATTTCATAATCAGATGCAAAGGTTTTTTTTAAATCACCAATACCACCGCCACCTTTAAACCAAATAATCATATTAGACAATTTACCTATTTCTTTACACATATCTAACCAAGTGTCTAACACTTTCCAAGATGTCCACACATAAACAAAGCCATTACTAAACTTATTAATTAGTGGAATCCATTTATTTAAAAATATATTATCGTTTTTTAGTTCTTTAAACTTTTCTGTTTTGGTTCGCATATTAGAAGAATAACTAATTCCATAAGGCGGGTCTGTAAATACCATATCTGCTTTTTCACCATTCATTAGTTTTTTAACATCACTTTCTTTTGTGCTATCACCACACATCAATCTGTGCTTTCCTAATTGCCAAACATCTCCAAGTTTAACTCTGCTTTCTTTTACTTCTGGTATATGGTCATCTTCTGTATTACCTTCTGTAATTTTATCTATATTTAATCCTAAATCAATATGCTTAAATCCCCAGTCTACTAATTCGTCTATATCAAATTCATTAGCTAGAATATCAATATCAAAATCTCCAGTATTTTTATTTAGTCTTACATTTAATTCTCGTTCCTTTTCTTTAGATAGGTCTAACACTACGCAAGGTATTGTGTCTGTCTGCATCTCATTAAGCACTTTTAAGCGTTGATGTCCACCAATTACAGTATAGTCTTTATTAACTATAATAGGATCAACTAATCCAAATGTAGCTATTGATTTAGACAAGTCTTTATATTGCTTGGTGCTTATTTGTCTTGGGTTGTATGTAGCAGGTTTTAATTTACTTGATTTAATGTTTTCTATCTTCATTTGTTCTAGCTGTTAATTCGTTTAGTAATTCTATTGCTTTTTCGTTTGCTATTTGTTCTGTGTAATCTATTATAAAATCTATAAATGTTTCTTCACTAATATTACCTAATTCTATTTCATATAAATATTCAGTTATTACTGATTTTAATATTTGTTTTTCAAGTAATGACTTCATTATATTTACGCTCAAAATCTATATTTTTTTCAATCTTTTGTATTATGTCAATTAAATGCTTAATTCTAACAGTCTGATTAAAAATAGGGTTATCGCATTTACTATGACACTCACGACATAAAGCTACTAAATTTTCTATAAAATCGTTCTTAGTTTTATTTCTTCTTTCAATATGGTGTATATCTACTGCACAAGCACCACAATTAGAGCAACCAATAAAATCAGCTTCTATTAACTCAAAAAAGTTATAATATACTTTAGTGTGATTTTGCATACTTTGGTCTTTTAAATAAATCATCGTTAGGACTAGATAATATAAATTGACCATCGCAACAATGGCATCTTCCTTTTTTTATTAATGTAACCATTGTGCAACTAATACAAAATCTAAATACTTGTTCTTTCATATTTTACAACTTTTATCGTAAACTTGTTTTAATTTATTTAATGTGGCTTTAACACAAGAACCACAGCTACTAGGTTTTTTAGTTGCACTGAATACTTTATTATATATTGTAATTAATGTACCTTGATCTTGTCCAGTTATAGTGCCTTTTGTTCTACCTATTACTTCTTCATATATTTTAATTTCATCTTCTGTAAATACTCTAGCGTATGGGTATAGCTTGTTTAAGGCTTGTTTACGCTCATCACAACCACAATCATCACCAAGTATAGCTTTTGCCACTTTATCAATACCAGTAGCTTTTAAAACCTTTTCTATTGAATCACCAATACCTTTACTTTTTGCCATCTATTTCTTTTTTAAAAGTTTTTAATAATTTATCTGTTATTTTTTTATCGTCTATTTCTTGTACAATAATATCTAAAGTTAATAATGCTACTTCTTGCATCTTTTTCTTATATCCTTCTTCTGTACTAATTACATATACTTGTCCTTTATCATCACCAATAGTAAAACTAGGGTACTTATTAACATCTTCAGTATTCGCTTTTTTTAGTGCTTTTATCAGTCTGCTTTTTTTCATCTTTTAAATATTTTTTTACATTAGTTATTGATTTGTATAATGTTGCTCTTGAAATTTTAGTAGCTTTTGCCATACTGTTTAAGCTGTGTTCTTCTTTATAATACAATTTAAAAACAGAAGCATCAAACCAATAACAATCTTTTAATTTACTATCAACCCATTCTAATTTATTTTCTATTTCTTGTTTTTCTAATATTGTTTTTTCTATAGTGTCAGGTGAAATTGATTCTTTAGTTCCTGCAGTATGGTATTTATAGTATTTTTTATATTTTTTATAATATAAACTTAAATCCGATTGAAATTGGTTAATCATCACTCTAGCAATATAAAATGTTAATTGTTTCTTTTTTATTATATCATTAATACGATCTTGATTACATTTATATAATTCTTCAATCACAAAACTTAATAAATCATCTTTATCTTTTCCACCACTAGTAATAGTAAAAGCCATATCTTTTAATTTATTATAATTTTTTTCAAGATATTCGTTTAACATATTTTAATAACAGATGGTATATTATATTGTTTCATTAAATTATATTCATATAAATTTAATTTACTTGTATGAATTT